CCCTCTTTAATATCGTATTCCTTACCGTTAAAATCTATGTGACTCTGACGCGGGTGATTGGATGCCGTATGCACCCAGATCGCCTTCGTTATTCCCAACTCAAGCTGGCGGGTGCGTTTCATCGCGGCGTTGACCTTTCTGTTCTGATCCAACGCAATCCGCCCGGCCCGACCCATCGTAATCCCGAACCGCTTGTGCAATTCGTCCGTCAGTGTCTTTAAGTCGCCGCCGACCTCGACCGAACGCATCACCAACCCCTCGACCTCAGTAAAATACTGCGAAGGAATAGACTGAATGAGCGACACGTTCTGCACGATCTCGGTATGAACGATTGCCCGCATTTGAGGCGTAAGCTCAAAATGAATAGCAAATTTACGATCCCGCATCTGACGCACCAGGTTCGCGTCGAGGTTCTGCGAAGCTTTTGCGACAAATTCCGCAGCCAGCGTCGGCGCGGCAGCATCGAATTTGGCGAGCCAGCGGCTTTTCAGCTTGCCCAGCACGGTTTCAATCTTTTTAACGCCCGCAATACGGTCAGTATCGGCAGCGCGGTACGCGGCGGTCACAAAATACGTGATGCTGTTCTGCATCGACTTGATCAGATTTTGCATCTTGCGGCGGTATGCCGACTCAATACCTGCGTTAGGCGGTATCGGATTTAGCGTTTCCTGATTTGTCTTTTTCACCATCCGTCTTTTGTCCGCCATCGTCCGACTCCTGTTCTTCCAGCAACTCCATGCCGGGCGGCGTGATCTCGATGCTCAAATCCAGCCCGTAATAGGGGGAATGTGGGTCGCGCGCCAGCACCTTGCGCGATTCGTCTGGGGAGATTACACCACGGTCGATATATGCCGCAGCAGTCTCACCATCAATTTTACGCACGTCAGCGGCATCTGCTTCGTCCAGGCTACGCAACGGCACCCACGTAAATCCGATGTCGCTGTCAACCTCGCCAAATAGCGATAATTGCACCAGCGTCAGCAACCGGCTCAACTGCGGGGTCAATACTTTTTCCTGGTCGGCCAATATCGCGTCGTCGCCGACTTGAATCTCGCCGTCCGAGTTGTTGTTCAGACCCTTAGGTGTGATGCCGAAATACTTGATGAGGCTCAGGCCGACTACACCCGCGCAATGCTCTTGCGTCTGGGCTTGCAATGCGTCCAATGTCGCCAGCGGTGCGGCCACATTGTCAAATTCTTCCGTCTCTTTGTTGATGAGCATCAGGCCGTTGTTGTCGCGCATCGTGTTGAACAACGCAACGCGATTGGCCTCCTGCTCACCGCCACCCATGTTCAGCACGCTGGATAGGTCGGTTTTCAGCACAAACTGGCTGAACCCGCAAACGATGTCCGACACGCTCTGGCGGGTGCGCAACCAGTTGTTCACATACGGGATGAGCATCTGCGTCAGCGATATGCCCGCAAAGGCGTAAGCTGGCTTCAGCAGATCAGACACTTCGCGGCTGACGAAGGTGAGCATCCGCGTGTCATGCACCTTTTTGCCGAACACGTACCACGACTGCGGCTTGAAGTAGTCAGCGCGCAGGGGGTCAGTCGCGTTGTAATCCGCCGGATACGTCCAGATCGCCTCAACGGTGCGCAGCGACAAAATCGGCTTGCGCGGATTGATTTTCTCTTTGGTTGCGGTGAGCGGCAACGCCAGCTCGTCAAGTTTATCCGTACAGCCAGTGTCGATGTAAATCTGGCCTCGCCCGTGCTTGTTGTCCAGCTCCGCCGCCTTGCAAAACAGGCCACGAACATCCAATCGGCGAAACTCTTCCTCGATTTTCTTGATCTTGTCACTTTTGTCGGTCGTTCCAGCGCATTGCAACTTGATCCACTTGCGCGTCATTTCCTTGGCAAGTATTTCTGAAGGGCGCAAATACTCGCTGCGCTGGCAGAGTGCGGCCAGCGCCGGGAAGCCGGGGAAAGCCACGCCTTCGACATATTGGCTCTGCATGGCTGTGAAGCCGTACACGTCAACGATGCCCGATGCCGAGTCGCAAGCCAATTGTGTCGTACTCTTGGGGAATACGCCGGGCAATGCTTTCGGCATAACGAACGGATTGAGCGGTTTGCCGTCCTCGTCCAGCATCAAATCCAAATCGTTAAAGCGGCGGCGCGATGGGCGTGCGGCAGTTGCCATCCCATCAGGGCGTATCTTCATTGGTGGTTTTACGGGCGCTGGCGTGCCCCGTGCTATCGGCGCTGCGGATGCCTTACGTGTACGCCGTTTAACCGTCATAGGGATTTGTCCAAAAAAAATCCCGCGCTAGGCGGGATAACGTTCTCGGGGGTTGGGCGAGAATTCTGTTTATTACGGGCATGGGGGTACCACCAGATTTGAGAATGCCTGATATTTTGGGGCATGTCAAGCGCTCCGTGTGTCGTACTTACTGCCAATCAGCCCGGTCAAGTCGTCTCGTGCCTGTCGAACATCATATTCCCCATTCAAAATCTCCAACAAATAGTCCGGTGCGTACTGCCAACACGCATCGATATCATCTTGCGTGAATTTCCTACCCAACGGCGAATTTGTTGCATGGAGCATTAAAAAGCCTTTCCTACGCTTAGACCGATACCTTTACGCGCCCGGTCTTGAAGTTATGCGCACTCTCGGATAATGCAGTGGCGGAACCGAGAGCGCAACCAGCGCAAGCCACAAACCGAGCGGCAAACTCGTGTTAGAAAGAGGGCGCGACCGACTATGTTTTTATTCGTTGGCAGCTGGGTCAGATGGATCGGCTGGTGTGGCAGGCGCAGGCATCAACGTCAAATGCGAGTCGTCCAGAATCATCACGCCGTCCAGCGCCATCAGGTGCGCAGGCTCAATCTGACCGTTACCCAGATCAGAAACGCGGATCGGGCGTAATTCGACTTCGATCTCGCGGTTCTGAATTTCAGTCCATGCCGACTGGAATACGGTTAGTGCTTCGGGATCGGTCGGCGGGGTGTACTGCGTGCCCTCGGACATCAGCACGCCATGCTTCTGGTACAACGCCTGCATATCGGCAATCGCCTGCTTGGTTGCCGACGCGATTGCGTCCAGCGCGCGACCAACACGGTACGCGGCGGGATGGGCGGGCAGTTTGATTTGCGACAGGGCGACAAGCGATACTTGTATTGTCATCAGTTGGTTCATTGTAAATTTTTTCATGCTGGTGTTGCTCCTTGTTGTTGGTTAATTGTTACGGCGCCCATTTTACAAACACCCCCTCTGTATCAGTCCACGATGAATAATTGGCAACGCGCCAACCACCAAATCAAACAATACGTCAGGGTGTGTACCCTGCCCGTCATGCCCCAGCCAGTATGCGTTGATGGCGGTTCTCTGTGTCGATGTCAGACTCATAATTGCACCATCGCAGGCGCGGGCGGCATAACTGTCTGCCTGCGCCTCGGCATCATCCGAACTGTGTATCCCGCCGGATGCCATACCACACGATCTGCTCGGATAACCGCGAGCGCCTGCGCCCGATCTCATCCATACCGCCCACCGATCCAGATTTACAGCGACCAACCCTGGCACCTTTGCTGCAATTATTGCTCGATCTTGACTTGTTCTCATTTGGCCAGCCACGCATCAGGTATCAAATCTTGCTCATCCTCGGTCAATCCGGCAATCAATTTGTTGCGGGCGATCACTCGGCGTTCGGCAGTACGTTTTTCTTTGCTGACCCGTTCGGCTCTGATTCTGTCCAAGCTATCTGCTGGGTCGCGATAGTAATATGCAGGTAGCGCCTTAACCATTAATCTGCCTTGCGCACCACAGTCACGCCAGCAATTGTCTCAGCATATGCCGCTTCAAATGCGGCAAGCGAATTGGCTTGCTCGACTTCCCACGCTTTGCGGCATTTGACTGCATCGCCTTCAGCAGAGATCGCATGATTTAGATTGCGCGTGTCGGCTTCGAGTTTTGCTTTTATATCGGCGATGGTTGACATGTTATTTCGACTCGGCAACTGGCTCAACTGGCTCAACTGGCTCAACTGGCTCAACTGGCTCAACTGGCTCAACTGGCTCAACTGGCTCAACTGGCTCAACTGGC